CAGGGGCGTCGAGGTGGCAGATACATTGACGGGACTAGTCGTAGGCCAGGCCGTGATCATAAAGAGGGGGGTAGAGGGGGCGGTGAGGGTGGAGGTGGCGGTAGTCGTAGGCCAGGCAGTTATTTCAAATAATGGAGTAGATGTGGCCGATGCTGTCAGAGTTTCAGTAGTAGTTGCTGTGCCAGATGCTGTAATTGTAGCTGTAGCGGTCAACGTTTCCGTCGTGGTAGCAGATACACTGGACGTGGCAGTGCCTGTCAGAGTTGCCGTTTGCGTGGCGGTACCTGTCAGAGTCGCTGTTTGTGTTGATGTAGCTGTTGGCGGCAGAGCAGAGGGACTGACAGAGGCTGCTTCATTGCCGACTGTCATATCGACGCCACAGACTTCTGGCAAAGAGAGAGTGGCCGAATAGGTACAGGTGGGATTTTCATTCACACCGCTCATTTGTAATGTGGCACCGCAGGCAAGGGTCAGGTGGAATTCACGGCAACAGGAACCAGAACAGGTGGCGGGCCCATACTTTTGGTATGTGTATTGACCGTTACTTGATAGGTAGGATGTGAAAGATCCACAGGGGTTTCCTGCGTTCTGGTTCTGCATACAGGACTGATAGGCAACGATCGTGTAGCCGGGTGGATTGAAGGTCATACCATTCAAAAGAGTGTAGAGGGAGGAGGGGCCAGTGCCGGCGATGGCTGAAATCAGAAGCGACGACGCTGTTAAAATACGCAAAATCATTCTATATTAACTCAAGGAAGGAATAACGTAAATTCCTCGTTTGAGTCTGTGTTATAGTAGATCTACAAAAGATCTGTCAGTGTTATATTTATCTGTTAAATATAACACTACAATAAATAATTCGAAGTATCGAATAATGGTAGAGATCTATTTTTAAGGCATGTTAAGCCATTTGATTAGTTGTCGGGTCTTTACAGACCCTTTTTGTCTGGTCTTTACAGACCCTTAGGGAAGCCCACGAGGTTGGCACCGATACCGAAAGAGGCACCCTGGCGTGCCGTAACGCCCATGCTGGGGCTCACGACATCCAAAATAGCGAACACGACTGCGGCGAGGACGGCCAAGGTTGCGACCTCATCCATGGGGAGAGCCTTGCGAGGGATCAACAGTGCTGCCGCCGCAACAAGGAGACCCTCAATCAGATATTTGATCACACGGTTAACAATTTCTGCGATACTACCGTCCATTTTATATTCTATCAACAGGAAAAAAATCGCAGTAAAAGATAACAATCTAAAGGACTGAGTGTATAAACCGGAAGAAAAGCAACCCATGGCTAGTAACAAGATTGTCGAGGATTATTTGGATGAGGACGAGCCCGTTAACGGCCAGCGATATGCTCTGGTTAGCTTTGTTAGCCCGGAAAATATCTTGGAGAAGAAGGACCTCTTCTTCTTTCAGCGTTTCCTTCAGAGCTACGAAGTCGATTTCAAGGTCAAGAATCTGGAGGCTTTTTTGGCAGAGTCCGTGATTAACATCAATAAGATGCTGGATGAGAAGGCTGCTTCCTTGGACAAGGATGGAAACTCGGATGCTGCGGAGGTCTACCGTAAGAATCGTCTTCCTGTAGATGGAGTCCTTGGTGACTACCAGGCCTTTGTCCGAAAGCAGCAGAAGGACATTAATAAGACAAAGATTGTGGAAGCGTATGATGATTTCCTGTTTAAGCAGCAGGCTGCCTTGGAGGAGGAGTTCCATGCGAAGAACAACTTCCGTACCAGCATTCGTGGGTTCAAGGTGCGATATGTGGCGAGGGACGAAAAGGATGCTGAGATGAAGGCCAAGAAGCTTCAGGCGAAGGACAAGTTTCACAATATCTATTGTTCGGAGATCGGCAAGTGGACTCCTTGGGATCCTAAGCCTCATATGGTGGAGAACCAGGAATATGCCCAGGAGGAGCTCAACTCGCTCATGAAGAAGTACAAGGAGAACGAGGAGAACCGTTCCATCTTCTTCGACGAGCAGAGGAAGGCGGGCGTGAAGGTAGGGGAGTCGGGCGAGAAGAAGTTGTTCGGAATCACCAAGGTCGAAGAGACCAAGGCAGATGTTGCGGATTCAACCGGTAATAGTGTTCACAACTCCCTGTTTGAAGGGCCTGCGGATCTGGCAATGGCCCGCAAGATGGAGGCGGCTGCTAGTTCTAGTTCTGCTGCTAGTGTTGCTGCTAGTGTTGCTGCTGGTGTTGCTAAGGCAACACCTGAGGCAACACCTTAGGCAACACCAGAGGCAACACTTAAGACTACAACAACATCAACATCAACCCCAAATACCGAGTAAAAATTCATTACAAATCATAAAATGATATTAGATGAATTTAAGAGAAATAGCCAACCACACCATCGTTGAACATGGACGCAGCAATAGGAGTACATTCGTCCTCTACACCATTACAAAATGTTCCCTCAGGGCATGTTTCACCATTTGACAAGGTATTACACATATAGTATGTATCCTTGTCGGGAACGTAGCCGAGGTTACGAAGCTCGGCCTGATTACCAGATACAACGCATCCATTAGAAGGGACCGCCGGTACGTTCTCAAAGCCGGACAGAGAGGATGATACGAAGCGAATGATATAAGAAGAGGCCACAATCACGACCACGAGCACAATAAAGAGCGACACGACGCCCATGGGATTCTTAACACGAGTCATTCTATTTACGGTCAATAATTAATTTGGCACTGTAACTGGAACTTCAAAGGTGTAACGAGGAGGACGAACAGGAAGTCCTGTGTCTGTGCCCAGAATGGGGGGATCCTGGCCCTTACAGAATCCATTGATACACCGGTAAGGATCCGCACAAGTCGCGTAGGTCTTGCCCTCCCTTGTACGCTGATCGGGGCCACATCCCATAATCGCACATGTGCCAATAAATCCGTCGATCACGGTCGGCTGAAGCAGGAATGCTGTGATCGCAATCAATGCTAGAATAATAAACACGGTGCCCATGGTCGGTCTCAGGTCTTTCATGATGTCTCTACTAGTTAGTAGGTCTTTTTCACGGCGATCGTCGGTCCCCTTGTTTTACGCATGGCGGCGGGGTCATAGGTATCCATCGCCTCTTCGTCCTTCTCCTTGTACATTGCCGCCGAATGGGCCCAGAACTCGGGGGCACCGAGTCTAAAATCGCCGTGGATCTCGGCCTTGTACCAGAAAATGGCGTCTTCCAGCTTGTTCGACTGTGTGTTATTATTGATCACGAGGCACTCGAAATTCTGCGTACACTGGTCCATGATCTGACAGAAGAACTCGAAGGTCGGAAAGGCCGATCCGTAGTTTTCGTAAATACGCTTTCGATTGGACATATAGGGTTCACGTAAAATAAATACATAGTCCACGTTGGTTCTCAGGGCAGGCTGAATGCCGAGAGGAAACTGCATGGTAATGAGGAAGAAGACCTTCAGCCAACGTCCGTTCATGAAGAGATACTTGATATTCTTGTCGTGAGTCCAGGAATCGTCGTACATACAATCGTCGAGAATGAGGAAGGATCGGGGATCGAGGCGACTTGTCCCACCTCTTTCCGTCTCTGCCTGGATTTTCTGCATAATCAATTTCTGGCGTTTCACGTAATTCGCGAGGATCACGGGATTGTATTCGCCATGGATGAAAATGGGTGGAATCATTTTCTTGAAGAAACCGTTTGACTCCTCTGTGCCTGATATTACTGTGCCCAATGGCATATTTTGATGGTGAAATAGGAGGTCTTTGACGAGTGTTGACTTGCCTGTGCGACGACGACCGATAAAAATTACGACCGCATCTTGAGGAATATCTTTCATACTGAACTTCCGGAGGTTCACATTCATTGCTCCTGTGGATGCCATTTCTGTTGTGATGGAATTTATTTAGAGATTCTTGTTCACGGACCTTTATTGTATTGTCCTAGTAGAAAAATGGAGCGTGGACTAGTAATGTTATTACACTCGGTTATAATTGGGATAGTATTATATCTGATCATGGTCTATGTGCTTGGACAAGCACAGCCTATTGCTGAAAATAGATCTATTTTATTGTCATGTGGCATTTTGATTTACATGATATTGTATGGTCATGGACTCCCATTGAAATTAAACAAGGACTTATAAATATATCGG